CTTTATTCTATCTGGTACTAAAGGTCCCTAGTAATAGATTATTGGACTAGCAATCCATATTCGTCCGCATTTTCTTCTGCGGTCTAGGAGTTCAACCGGCCCCTCTATGTACTTTCTATTTGCGCCCTCAGCCCGTGCAGTCGATCGTTTGTGGTTTACCACACGTAGCGATCCCAACTGTTCCCGCCTGTCCAAGCTGCGAGAGTACACTTAATGCCCTTGTTTATTTTTGTCGTCGGGTTTCACTGTGAGTGATAAAAGACAATGACATGATATTTCTGAGCTGACTGGTTAGAAAACCGTAAGCACCCCCCCCTTAGCCATGAGTACAACTAATAATCAAAACGAGTTGACAAGAGCTTGCCCCCCCCTCACGAGTCGGAATGGTATGGTCCGAAAATCCAGAGTCACACGCAGCAAATTTATATCTGCTGCCTGTAGCCTCTGTGACGTTAACACCAATCTCTTGGATGTGTTTCCAGTTGAAGCACCCAAGAAGCCAAATAGGATGGCTATTAATCAAGAGCTCCAAGTTTCTTTTAAGAAGCTGAGACCTCTAAGAGTTAAGCCTACCTATACCCCTCAAGAGCCGGTACCATCGGCTCCACGCGGGCCACTTTCAGTGGCCAAACCTGTTTTTAAGAAACCTAAAGAAACACCCCGTGTTTCTCTCCTTTCTTCCAGATCTGCCACATATATTAGCAGATCTGGAAGAAAGGTTGCCGTTAAAATACAGGCTGAAGGCTTCGTACGTTCGAAGCTATCCGCGCGCAATTCAAGTGGAAAAGTTCGCAAAGTACAATCCCGCGAGCTTAAACTTGATGTCAAGCGTGCATTTCTTACTGAGAATTTGGTTTCAACTGAGAGGCATGATGTGGTCCCCCTCTATGATGTCGAACAACACCTCAAAGATTTGCAGACCTGCCATGATTATTCGCTTTTACAGCGCGAAAAGTCAAGGCAAAGTTTTGATTCTGAGTTCTCTGGTTGGTTGGATTGGGAAGACGATGACGAGCATTTGTTCGATTGTCGACCACCCTTTTCACCCACCCAAACTGATAGCTTGGATCTTCAAAGTCTAAAGTCAACCAAAGACTTTGAAATAATTCAATCTACCTCTGCTCCTGAAGCGCCCGTTGAGGTTCAACCCTTTATGGACGCACTCCGCTCTGTTTCTAACATGTTTTCCACACTTAGTGAGACTAAGAGTAATTTGTTGGAAACTACATCGGATTTTAAGGAGTTTCTCCATCATGTACGAGATGATGGAGTAACTGTTAAAGCACCTGCTGTGGATAATTTGGCTGATGTTATTCAACACAATATCAAGCTTGATACGCAGCACGTTAAGGAGTTATCTGATACCCTTAAGGATGGCGTTGATGTAAATATTAACGTTTCGTTCTTTGATGGTGTCAAAGACTGGCTTCTTAGCAACTGTGCTCCTCTTAAGTCGTTGGTTACTTCTATTGAAGGAGTCAGTGGCATAAAGAGGGATACAGTGTGCCTTATAGTATGCGCCTCCCTTGAGATTGTGCGTCTTAAGACGGTACATACTTCTAAGTGGTTTAATCTCCTTGGCGCCACGGCTGTTGCTATAGCTTTTAAATTTGGCAGCACTGCGGTTAGAGGTTTTGTTACCGCTTATTATGGTACCATTGTAGTCAAGTATCTATATGACTACTTTGTCGCCAATCCTTTTACTATCTTTTCTCCAGAAGATGCAGAGGAGGAGGAGACGAGTGTGTTTCCTTACTCCGAAGGCTTGGGAACCAAGTCTTTGGTTCAGAAATTTTCGGAAGCTCTAGTTTCCATTGGTACAGGTATTGTAGACAAGTTAACCTTGCGCGATGTGTGTATCGCCCTCACTACTTATAGAACCTTGGTCAGTGGAAGCCAATTCACGCTCGATAGTCTCGCTAATCTTTGTATAGATTTTGCTAACCTTTTGGCGAGTCCTTTTGGTGTGAAACTTTTCAGAAGAGCTTATTCCCGATATCCTCAGATGTATGTCCTTTTAGACTACACATTTGAGGTTAAGGAAAAACTTGAAAAAGCTGAGCCTTTCACCCCTGGAGATAAGGAGAAATTTGCCTCTATGATGCAATTATATAAGTCACTTAAGATGAGTATACCGATAACGTCTGATAATTCGGTCTATCTTACTGCCCTTAGGCAGTTGGAGACCAAGCTTAATGATCTTGAGATGGTCCTTCGTTCGAGGGGTCATATAGGTAGTCGTAGGCGTTTCCGTGGATGGTCTTTCATGATGGTTGGTTGTTCAGGCTCCGGTAAAACCAGAGCTATACCTCTCATTGTTAAGAATATTCAGCAGGCCAAGTATGGGTCGGAGTATGTTAAGCTCATGCTTGAAAATGAGGATGCGTATTATTACTCATTTAAGGCTGGAAAGAAGTATCATGATAGTTTCCAGAAGACTGTCAAGCACATCAATATTGACGACCACGGGCAAATTCGTAAATCGAATGACCCCGAAAATTGTCAGTATGTGCAAGATATCTTTATAGAGAACAATGAGGTTTATACTTTGCCAGCGGCTGCTGTAGATAAGAAAGAGCTACTAGAAGTCAGGCATGAGATATCTTCACGTAGTTCAAATCAGGCCGTTTTTAACATCGACCAGACCCATCTGACCGAAGCAGAGGCATGGTATTCCCGTGTAGAGTGTAATAATGGTGGCGTTATTAATGTTATCCCTAAGCCCAAGTACCGCAAGGCGGCAGCTGGTGCTTGGGGATACACAGCCACTGATGAGCTGCGTGCGAAGCGCAGTTTTGACCCAGAGGCTTGTGATTACATGATCTACGATCTACGCCCCGGTACTCGCCCTCCTGGTGATACCCGTGATAAGACCGTCAAGGCAAATGGCATCATCGGAAAGACTATGAACTGGTCTGAGCTTAACCACTTCTTGAATAATAATTATAGAAGTTGGGAAGCCAATGAGCAGTTTAAGTATATTTCAGATGTTGCCTCTTATGAAGATCCCGATATTAATCCTCTTTTGATTGGTCCTCGGAACATTGTAGGGCCCAAAAATAATGCCAAGCCTCTTTTGATAGACCCGTTTATGGAATCTTCTACTAAGGAAGAGGTTCCTAAAGTTTTCAGCGAGAGTCATTCAGCTGCGCCTTTAAGGAATTACCAGCCAGTGCCTGGCCTTGATAATGTTGATAATCTTACTCCTGATGAGATGCGTGCTTTGTTACAGAGTTTTAAGATGCAACAAAAGGCTACCGCTGTTCTTAAGCGTCCTGTTATTGCCGATTATGACACCTATGAGGAGCTTTCTCAAGCTCTCCATGCGTATTATAAAGGTAGTATCGATGTTTACACTGCTAGAGGAGGTTCATCCCTTATGTTCTCCCGTATATCTACTTACTGCTGGGGAGCAGTGATGGGAGATAAATGGGCTGAATTGGCCAAATCGAGGCGTAATGAGATTGATGCAGCCATCTATGATTGCTACAAAGACGATCCGCGCTTAGGTATAGTTTTTCCTAAGGAAGCCATTGGTGGCATTGCTCATATGTGTGACTACGATTTACAATCTTGGTTTAATGTTATTCTTGCAGGTGTTATTGATATATACACCAAGATAACTTACATGTGTGAAATGACCAAAAAGTCGTTAAGTGAGACTATGAGCATTTGTTCCAAGCTTTCCTGGAAGGCTGCTGCAAAGAAGAGTGTGGATGATTTTATTCGCCTCTTTTCTGATTTGTGGCTCACCTATATTGACACTACTTATACAGCTTTTTCCATATTATCGTTTGATAACCACTGGATTAGCTGGGTGGCCGGAGCAGTTGTTGGTCTTATAACGACTGCTAAGGCTGTTGAGGTAGTGGCTTGCTCTGATTCATACCAACGTATTGGAAGAGTAGTCTCTAATCCTCTCAACAGCAAGTGCACCACTAAGATGAAAGTTAAGGATTGCGTGTGCAAGAAGTGTATGACTTTCAAAGGTTGTCTTAAGAATTACAATCCAGGTAAAGCCAGCGTATCAGCATGCACTTGTGAGTCTTGTACAGTTCCTGTTCTCCCTAAGTTTGAGGTCTTTAAGCCTAATGGAGAGGAAGAACTGGAGGGACTCGTCAAGCGTAATGTTTGGAACATTCAGTTTATACCTGGCAAGGGTCTCAAGCCCATGACTACGCAGAATATAACCATGATCTGCACTGAGCTTGGGGTTACCAATTGTCACTTCTTTATGGAGTGTTGTCGCCTCTATGATTTGTATCCTGCTGGGTATCTTCGTTTCATTAATTGGAATAACGAAAGACCCTTTGATGTCATGTGGGATAAGGATCAGTGGGACATCGATATGGAGAATGACAAGGCCTATTGGCTTAATAATAATTACTGCTCCTTTGGTGGAGGCATAAGAACGATTGTCAATAGCTTTATTTCTAGGCATGATCCTCCTGTTCATGCAGGTAGATCTGTCAAGATGAAGTACGATCGCGACAATGCTCTCGTAAAGTATGAGCTCGTTAGAGTGAAGATTAACCAGAGGCGTAGTATAGTTTACACTTCCGGATTGCAGGAGTACCGATACGTTGCTTTAGAGTGCGAGTTTCAAGCTTCGCCCGGCATGTGTGGTGCTCCGGTTATGAGCGCAGATTCTGCTATCAAAAATCCGAAGTTTCTAGGTTTTATTGTCGGTGGTGGCGCGGGTAAAGAGGGTTCTATGAACTCTTACATTACCGTTGTCACCAGGGAGGAAATACTTGAAGTGCTTGAGAAGCACTCGATAACTCCCCGCAATACTAATCATTTACCCTCTAAGGTTATAACTGTCGACGTTTTGCCTGCGGGCTTCGTTGCTTCTGATGTTGAGGTGGATGACCATAGTGTTATGGCCTTTAACCCTATCACAGCTACTAAGTTTAAGGATTGTGCGGGCCCTATAGATGTTATGCCTAATTTTGTTTCCGTTTGGGAACGGGATGACGGCGTAATTATTTATCCTATGGAAAAGAATAGGATGAAGTCTGTTACTGATGGGCCTGCATGCAACCACCATATATATGCTCAAAGTGTTATGATGGCTGCTCAGAACTTTAACAAGTATTTGCCAGCTGGTAGGAGGGCTTTCAGGCTTACGACTAAGCAGGCTATAGAAGGAGATATGGATGAAGCCAGATTTTCTGCTAGGACCTCGCCAGGTGGCAAGTATATACTTAAAGGTTGGAAGAAAAGCGATATCGTCACTTTGAAAGATGATGGCAGCGGGTCTTATAACTTTGATTTTTCCTCGCCTCAGGGTCAGGAGTTTCTCAAGGATATTGAGACTGCCACCGCCGAAAGAGAGGCAGGTATTATATCTTTATCCTATGCAAATGAGTTTCCTAAAGCCGAGGTTTTGCCCAGGGAGAAAGTATATGAAGGGAAAGTTAGAGCCGTGAGAGGCGATGATCAGGATCAAGTCATAGCCGACAAGAAGGAATTGGCCTGCCTATCTTATTTACTTAAGAAGGCATCCATTGCTTCCGGTTTGGTTGTGGGAAAGGATCCTCTTTCTAAAGATTTCGACCTTATGGCCCGACTATTGCAAGTGTTCGGGAATATTGACGCTTCAGACCATTCAGGCTGGGATACTAACTATTTTAGGTATAAGTACCAAGGTATTAAAGCATTTATCAGGTTAATTTTGATCGATGCCACTCCTCTTCACCTTAAAGCTATCGATACTTGCGTAGATAATATGTTGTACAAGATACATCTTGCGCATATCAGAGCCTGTAAGGGAGAAAATGGAGTTGAGTTTAGGATGATTCGTGTGATATTTGAAATACTACACGGAATGATCTCAGGTAGTTACAATACCCTTAATTTCAATACCATCGGTCACTACATTGACGTCAGGTATATTGCCTTATGTCTTTATAGTGAAAAAGTACTTGGAGTGCCCTATCTGCAGTATACACCCGCTATACACGGCATCATTCCCTTTAATGACATCAATGCCAATTTGATCTCATTTCTTTGTGGAGATGACGCTCTGGTCTCAGTTTCGCCGGCAATATCATGGCTTAACTTTGAGAGTATGCGGTATATGTATGCCAATCATAATATGGTGCTAACTACAGATAAAAAGGAAGGTGAGGCTTCGGGTCATACTCTAGTAAGATATGACACGAAACCAGCCGAATTTGGTTTTTGTAAGAGGACGCCTAGGTACTGTGTCGAATACGGCATATATGTGTGGTGTCTAGCCATCACCTCTCTTTTAAAAAGTCTTTACTATTCCGAGGACTTCTCCGATCACGAACAAGTTATCGATACGTTCTTTAGAGAACTGTCTGTTTGGGGCCGGAGTATATTTGAGGAAATTGCACCATCAGTGAACACAGTGAGCATAAATCATTATGACTACATGTCACCTTACTGCATGTATGAGCTTGCGCTCATGGCAGCAGTAGGAGGATTAGGTAAGAAAAAGGCAGATAGAATTATTTCTGCTGTTAATTCAGAGTTGATTGATCTCGACGTCGTTGCTACTTGTAACGAGGTTTATATCATGGAAACCCTGGATAATGTTATGCCACCACGCGAATTTTAAATCGGATTTTAAGTTCGAGTTCATCAACTCTCATCAAAAGTTGATTTAAATGAAAAAGTAATAGGAATAATAAGAAAAGAAAAATAAAATATAGGTAACAATTTTGTAACAGTTTCTAAGCTTTTAGGTTCGAAAACTTAAAGCAACGATTTTTGAAATATGCATACAAATAATAATAGAACAAACGTGTGCGAAATTTTGAAAGCTGTGAATCAGCGTGAGATCATGGGTGACGCTTGCCCCTGGTCTCGACTAGTAAGTAGCGCCGAAAGTGTAAAGGTCGTCCCGTACATGGACACCTCTACATCAGTAGATAGCCTCATGACGACATCCATGGTGTCTGAAGGCAAGCGGGAGCAGACTTCTTTGAAGGCTGCTCCCCCCCGGGATGTGTATTCACATGAGTTCGCGAGCATTCGCGAGTTCCTTGCCCGCCCTTATGAATTTCTAGGCAATGAAACCTGGAGCGCCGGAGCGTCTGGACTCTTACAAGGGTTTTCAATAGCTTCGGTTCTTACAGGCAATCAGGCCTGGATGAATAAGATAGCGGGATATGAGCTCGTGAGAGGCACTTTTTGTTGCAAACTCACTATAAATGCCAATCCCTTTCAGCAAGGTAAGTTAATAATGCATTATATACCGTGTTATAGTAGCAGTCCAAGTTTTGCTTCATTAAATTTGGATCTGATTCAGGCGACCTTGCACCCTAATGTCGAATTAGACTGCCGTGAAACTGAGTGCACTTTACGTGTGCCCTACATAACTCCAGTAGACTATTACGACTTGAGCACTAACACCACGCCATATGATTGGGGAACTGTCTTTATCGACGTTCTTAGCAAACTCTTGGTTGGCTCGGGCGCGACCAGCACTACCGTACAATACAGTGTCTGGACGTGGTTCGAGGACTTTGAGGTTGCTGCCCCGATCATGGTTGTGCCTTTCTCTGATAGTTCGAGAGAGTCCAGTAAGATGTCTAATAGACCAATTTCTGGAGCTCTCTCGGCTGTTAGCAAGGCGGCTAATGCTCTTACCGCCATTCCACCTATATCTAGTGTGGCTGGCTCTGTGGGCTGGGCTGCTGGTGTTGCTTCAGGCATTGCTGCTGCAGCCGGATACTCCAAGCCTGATCTTAATGATAGTATTACTCTCGTTTCTGATCTCGGTAATAGGTATTCGGCTGTGGCTGATGGACCTGACTTAGCCATACCAATGACCCTTTCCACTTTGAATGAGGTTACCACCGACGCTGCTCTTACGGGCGTAGGTGTGGATGAGACCTCATTCAATTACCTCAAGAAGAAGAGGTGTCTGTACTACGAATTGCTCTGGACTGAGAATGTCACAGGTAATTTAACTGGATTTGATGTTATACCTTCAGAGTTTACCGTCCCTCATGTAATAGTGGGTACTGGTCATTCTATAGGCACTACGATTGATTGTCCCTCGACATATTTGTCGAGGTTTTTCCAATTCTATCGTGGAGGTTATAAACTTACGTTGAAGTTTGCTAAGACCATTTTCCACACGGGAAGGTTGGAGGTTATATTTACGCCAGGAACATCTACTGTTGCTGGTTTAGATGCAGTTAAGAATCTTGGGACTATGCGTACCGTTTTTGATATCAGGACAACGGACGAAATATCCTTTGATATACCTTATCTTCTCACTAAGCCTTGGGCTTCGCTGACGACCAAGCTGGGTACAATAACAGTTAATGTTATCAACGCGCTCAAGGCTCCGGAAACAGTCAGTAGTACAGTCAACATGTTGTGGTATGTTGAGGCAGCCGATGATTTCCAACTCTCGGTGCCTTATCCATCCACAGCATTTCCACCGGTTGCCATTGTCCCATATATGGATTCACTCCCTGAACAGGACCTTGGCAACCAAAACTTGCCGAAAGAGACTTTAGTCGAATCGGCGCGAAGCATTGGCGAATGTTTCACCAACGTCAAGCAGTTGATGAAGAGGTACTGTGTCGGCACTTCAAAGGCCGATTACGGTGTCCCTCAAAGCATTAACCCTCATTTCTTTGAGGCCGTCTCTATGAATTTAGCGACCGGGGCTTTGACTTACCCCAATTCCGATTATGGTCCCATTGCAAGAATAGCTGCTATGTATGCATTCTATAAGGGGACTATGAGAGTCGGTCAAAAAGCTACCGGAGACGGTGTTTACACCGACGCCCCTGAAATTTATGGAACCATGAACCTACAGTATCACCAGTATTCTACATCTACTGGTGCAGCGGTGGGCAACTGGCTTCCGAAGAATTGGGGGACTCCTGGCACTTACGCCATTGCACCTTTACAACCTAGTGTCGTTGTGAAGGGAAACATTCAGTACGCTAGAGTGCCGTACTATGTTCCCACTAAGTTTTCTGTAGTCCAGAGCTCTTATACTGACACTTTACCCACAACCCTAGATCAACCAAATATGTTTGCTAACATGGTGCTGTATGATAATTATCCTCCATCATCAAACGTTAGCTTTTGGGTGTCTAAGGCTGTAGGCGATGACTTCCAGATGGGATTCTTCATCGCCACCCCACCTGTGATCCAAAGTTATACTTAGGATCATGGCAGTTTATGACCGATAATGGTTTATAAAGAGCCCAGATGGGGCTCTGGAATTTTTACATTATCTTTTAGTAAGCGATTCTGTCAATCGAAGAAACGGACGCAGTTATACAGGCGATACTATGTAGAGAGTAGATTTTACCCGTGCGCGGGAAAATCTGTTCCTTTTAATAACAAAC